TGGTCAAGGTTACGAAGGTTATTCACAACTAGCATTACAAGATGCGTTAAATCGCTGGAATGCAACACAAAATGCACCACAAAACGCATTAAATACATACATGGGCTACGTTACAGGTTCACCACAAGGCTCACAAACTGTTTCACAAGTATATAAAAATCCTTTGTCAGGGGTTGCTGGTGGTGCTGGTATTGGTGGTTCAATAGGCGGTGGTACAGGCGCTTTAATAGGTGCTGGTCTTGGCGGTCTTTTAGGTTTACTTTAGGAGTTAAGTATGGCAATCTCAGATTTTTTTAGCGGTGGTCAAACTCCAGATTATCTATCAGGTTTGCTTGATGATGAACAGTTACGCAGACTTAAACAAAATGCACAACAAAATGCTTTAATGCAGTTTGGTCTATCTGCTTTATCACAAGGTGGTTACTCACAAACTCCAGTAGGCATTGGCGAGATACTAGGTAAGTCTGGCATGGCAGGTATGCAAGGCTATCAACAAGGCGTACAAAGTGGCATAGAAGGCATAGGAACTCGTGCCAAGTTAGAAGAATTGCAACGCGCTAAAAAACAAAAAGCAGCAGAAGATTTATTCAGAAGTAGAATTGGTCAACCAAATGCAACGCGTGATGTTATGACTCAAGGTACTGTGCAAGTTCCATCAGCACAAGGTACTGTTGCGCCTAACTTTCAAACACAAATGCCAGCACCAACTGTAACGCAAGAACAATACTTTAGTCCAGATGTAATGTTACAAGAGGCGTTATCATCAGGTGTATTGCCATTTGACAAGTATTTAGAGTTGTCTGCTAAACAAAAAACAGAGTCACCATTTGCAAAAGTTGACCCATCTAAATTCACTACAGAGTCTATTAATAAATTTAACATGACTGGTAATTATGGTGATTTAGTTGCCACTACAGAAGCACCTTCAATGACAGATGAGCCAAGTCGTGTAGCGTTTGCTAAATTCGGCAAAAGATTAAATCAATTAAATCCACAGCAAGTAAATGAAGTTAATAAATACATAGAGCAATCTAAAGAGAGAGTTGCTGGTGCTGGTGTTGCAAGTCAACGACCAGGATTTAAAGATGCTGGAGAGTTACGCAGAGAATTTAAAGCTGACCCAGTTGTTAAAACATTTAATACTATTGATAGCGCATATAAGATTATTAAATCCACAATGACTAGTCCATCAGCAGCAGGTGACTTAGCTGGTGTAACTAAATTTATGAAATTGCTTGACCCAGAATCAGTTGTGCGTGAATCAGAAGTTGGTATGGCAAGAAATGCAAATGGTTTATATGACAGACTATCTAATTATTACAATAGAATTACTACTGGAGAAGTTTTAACTCCAGACCAACGTAAAGATTTTTTAAATACTGCTACGCAATTTTATGACATTGCTAGAGAACAAAAAGCATCAGTAGAAAGACAGTATTCTGATATAGCAAAAGATGGTGGATTAAATGAAAAATTAGTAATTGGTTCGCCAACTTCAGAAACATCATTAAGCAGTCAAGATATGGCTCGTAAAATTCTTGAGGAAAGAAAAAAGAAAGGGGCTAGGTAGTTATGACAATTGATATGCAAACTTTAAATAAATTATCATCTAAAGATTTAGAGTATTATGCTGCCGGTAAAATGGACAAAATGTCTATTTCTGGATTGGAATTAATTGCTAATGCACCAACAACTCAAGCCGTATCTTCTAGAGGTATACCTACCGATACTGGTATGCCAGATATTTTACCTACTACGCCACAACCTACAACATTAGGGGAAAAGGCTATTGGTGCTGGTGAAGCTGCTCTGTCAGCTATAACTGGGGCAACTACTGGAACTTTAGGTGGCATGATGAATATGCTAACTACTCCACCGGCAAATGTATCTGCACAACGTGAAGCTGAGTTTAAGAGATTAAATCCAAATGTTCCATACAATCCTGCAGAACAAAAGTTTATTCAAGGTGCTGAAAGATTTACCTATGCGCCAAGAACTCCTGCTGGGCAAGAGTATGCTGAAAATGTTGGGAATGTTATTGAACGTAGTGGAGTACAAGGTCTAGTAGGTATGCCTATTCCTGGTAAAACAGTTCCTAAAATACCAAAACAAAATTTAGCACAAATACAAAATGCACCAAAAGATAGGTTATTAAATACAGCACAAAAAGCAGGATATATAGCTTTGCCTAGTGACGTAGGTGCTGGTAAAGGTCCTAAGACTTTAGAAACATTATCTGGGAAATTTAAATCAGAAGAATTAGCTAGTTCTAAAAACCAAAATACTTCTAATAACTTTACACGTCAATATTTGGGATTACCTGAATCTTCACCATTAAATGCAGAAACATTAGACTCATTACGAGAAATCCAATCACCAGCTTATGAGGCAGTAAAAAATACTGGAGTAATTAATCTCGGAGATAAAAATCCATTTGCTAATTTTGTTGGCAATATTCAATCTACTAAAGGTAAAACAAGCGCATTACTAGGAGAGGTTAAGCCTAACTACACTATTAGTGCTAGTGATGCAGTAGAACAAATTAAACAATTAAGAAGTGATGGCAATGATTACTATCGTTCTGGAACAGATATTCAAAAACCTAATCCTAAATTAAAAAAATTAGGTCAACAATATATTAATGAAGCAAATAAATTAGAAGGTATTTTAGAAAGTCATGTTAATAAGATTGGAAAACCTGAATTAGTTCAAAATTTCCGTAATGCTCGCAAAGAAATTGCTAAAACATATACTGTTGAAAAAGCATTGCTTGGTGAAAATCTTATTGATTATCGTAAAATTGGTAAAATGATTGACAAAAAGCAACCAATTACAGATGAATTAGCTTTGGCCGGTAAATTTGCTAAAGAATTTCCAAGAGTAAATAAACCTATACCTTACGAGCCAACAGCATTTACATTGCCAGACGTATTTAGTTCGGTTATTGGTGCTGGAGTTGATGTATTGACTGGTGTTCCATTTGCTAGTGCATTACCAGCAGTTCGTGTTGGTAGTCGTTATTTAATGGAGTCTAATCCATTTCAACAAAGATATGTAAAGCCAAAATATGACCCATTAGTATCGCCATATATTGAAAAATCTAATTTTTATAACCAATCACCGTACGCAGGTCTGTTAAGAAGGCCAGATGAAAAAGACGAACAATACTAAGTAGAAATAACAAGGGAAATAATTATGGCAAAAACCAAGATAAGCGAGTTTAGTTCTACCCCAGCCTTAAATACCGATATTGACGGTATAAATATTGGCGAGGGTATGCTACCTTCAAACGTGAACAACTCCTTCCGTGAGTTGATGTCACAATTAAAGAATCAACAAGACGGCTCAGACGGTAGTGACTTTACTGTAGGAGGTAACTTAACAGTTGCGGGCACTACGACAACAACTGGGGCGCATACATATAACGGTGCAGCTACATTTAACGGTGCTGTTACCATGAATTCTACTGCTAACCTAGGCACTAATGCTACGGTAGGCGGTGGTGTTGTTAATAACACAGTAATCGGTAATACCACAGCACAAACTGTACGAGGCACAACTATAACAGCCACAACAGGCTTTGTAGGCGGCTTAACAGGTAATGTAACGGGTAACCTTACAGGTAACGTCACAGGCGCAGTCACAGGAAACGTAACGGGTAACGTTACAGGCAACTTAACTGGAAATGTAACGGGTAACGTTACAGCAGCATCTGGCACATCAACATTCAATAACGTAACGATTGATGGCACGTTAGATATGTCATCTGGCACGGTAGGAACTATTACAGGTCTAGCTACTCCAGTTAATCCTTCTGACGCAGCAACTAAAAGTTATGTAGACACCAATGACGCATTAAAACTTAACCTTGCTGGTGGCACTATGTCCGGTGCTATTGCGATGGGTACAAGTAAGATTACAGGTCTTGGTGACCCAACTAGCGCACAAGATGCAGCTACTAAAAACTATGTAGACAATTCTGTTCAAGGTTTGGATGCTAAAGCCTCAGCAGTCGCAGCAACTACAGGCAACATTACATTATCAGGTACACAAACTATTGATGGCGTGGCTGTTATTGCAGGTGACCGAGTTTTAGTTAAAGACCAATCTGCACCAGCAGAAAACGGTATATATGTGGCAGCATCATCAACATGGGCTAGGTCATCAGACGCAAACACATGGGATGAGTTAGTATCTGCCTTTGTATTTGTAGAAGGCGGTACAGCTAACGCTGATAGCGGTTGGACTTGTACATCAGCAGCAGGTGGTACACTAGGTGTTACAGCAGTAACTTGGGTTCAATTCTCCGGTGCTGGTCAAATCACAGCAGGTACAGGTTTAAGCAAAACAGGCAACACAATCAACGTAAACACAGCATCATCAAGCCGCATTGTTGTAGGTGCAGACGAGATTGACTTGGCTACTACTGGTGTTACAGCAGGCACATACAAATCAGTTACTGTGGATGCTTTTGGCCGTGCTACAGCAGGTACTAATCCTACTACGATTGCTGGCTTTGGCATTACAGACGCATACACAAAAACAGAAATTGACACATCGCTAGCAGGCAAATTAAACAATACTGGTGGTACAATGTCTGGTGCAATAGCAATGGCTACCAACAAGGTAACAGGCTTAGGTGACCCAACAAATGCCCAAGATGCAGCAACAAAGAATTACATTGATGTCTTATTTGGCAGCACATCAAGCGCAGCCACAAGCGCAGCAGCAGCCTTAGTAAGTGCTAACAATGCAGCAACATCAGCCTCAAGTGCGTCAGGTAGTGCGACAAGTGCAGCAAGTAGTGCAACAGCAGCCGCAGCATCATTTGACCAATTTGATGACATCTATCTAGGTGCTAAATCAAGCAATCCAACAGTAGATAACGATGGTAACCCATTACAAACTGGCGCTTTATACTTTAATACTGTAGCCAATGAAATGCGAGTCTATGATGGCTCAACATGGAAAGCTGCTGGTTCTGCAATTAATGGCACATCAACAAGACAAACATTTACAGCAACATCAGGTCAAACTACATTTACAATTTCTGGTGGTTACGATTCTGGTTTTGCAGACGTATATCTTAATGGCGTAAAATTAGTAAACGGCACAGAGGTAACAGTAACAAGCGGTACAAGCGTTGTATTAGCTACAGGTGCTGCAACTGGTGATATTGTTGACGTAGTAGCTTACGGTTCATTTAATGTAGCCAATACATTGCCTTTAACTGGCGGCACAATGTCAGGTACTATTTCATTCGCTGGTGGACAAACATTCCCTGGAACTGGTGATGTTACTTTAACTGGTAGTCAAACACTTACCAATAAAACATTAACAAGCCCTGTTATTAACACAGGAACACTAACTGGCTTTAAAGAAACAAACACAGCATCAGTTTCAAACAACTTTGACTTATCTGCTGCTAACTACTTTACTCATACATTATCAGGTGCTACAACATTTACTGTAAGTAATACAGCATCAAGCGGTTCTGTATCAACATTAATTCTTAACTTAACTAATGGCGGTTCTGCTGCTATTACTTGGTGGTCAGGCATGAAATGGGCGGCTGGTACTGCGCCAACTTTAACTGCTAGTGGTAGGGATGTATTGGGTTTCTTTACTTATGATGGCGGCACAACTTGGTCAGGATTAGTGCTTGGAAAAGATATTAAATGATTATGAATAAACATTTCAATGCAACTCATGGAAAGTCAAATACTAAAGAATATGCAGCATGGCGTTCTATGATTCAAAGATGTTATAACAGCAATCATAAATACTTTAATCAATATGGTGGTAGAGGTATTATTGTTTGTGATAAATGGCATGACCCACAAAATTTTTTAGATGATATGGGTGATGCACATGGATTAAGTCTTGATAGAATTGATAATGATGGTATATATGAACCGTCAAATTGCAGATGGGCAACCAAAGAACAGCAAAGTATCAATCGCAGTAATACTTTATGGATAGAATTTAATAATGAAAAGTTACATTTGTCAGGATGGGCAAAAAAATTGAATATATCAAAAGAAGCGTTACATTATAGATTGAAAAAATTTGGTATTGAATTAGCCTTATCTACTCCGCTTGGCAGAAAAAACTTTGTAGGAGTTAAATAATGGCAGTTAATGACATAGTAATGGGTGCGGCTGGTGCTAGTGGGCCAGCTACATTCGTTGAGGATGTATTTTCTACTTACCTTTACACAGGTAATGTCTCTACGCAAACGATTACTAACGGTATTGACCTGTCCAACAAAGGCGGTATGGTTTGGACAAAATCAAGAAGTGCGGTTCAAGTGGCAAGAATTTATGATTCTGCTAGAGGAACAAATAAAAATTTAATACCAAGTTTAACTAATGCTGAAGCTACCGATTCTCCGTCAGCAATGAATTTTTCATCTAGCGGATTTGGATTGGTAGCGGATAACTCAAACAATCAAAGCGGGGTTACCTACGCCTCTTGGACATTTCGCGAACAACCTAAATTCTTTGATATTGTTACTTATACTGGTGATGGCGTTGATAATAGGTCTATTCCTCACTCATTAGGCTCTGTGCCTGGCTGCATGATTTTAAAAGCAACTGTTAGCACAATAAATCTAAATAGCTGGGCAGTTTATCACAGGTCTTTACCAGCACCGCCAGACAATTATATGATTTTAAATGCTACAAGCGCATATCAAACATATTCTGGGTTTTGGGGAACAACTGGACCAGACGCAAGCAATTTTTATATTGATGCTGCCTTTAATGAAAGCGGCAAGACTTATATAGTTTACCTATTCGCCCACGATGCAGGTGGCTTTGGCACAAGTGGTGCAGATAATGTAATTAGCTGCGGTAGTTTTACAAGTGCTTATTTAGCATATCCAAATATAAATCTTGGGTATGAACCGCAATGGGTATTAATAAAACGCACAGATATAGCGCAAGATTGGTATGTAATGGATAATATGCGTCCAGATTTTACAGCAAATGCAGCATCTGGAAATGTAGATACAAAAGTTTTAAGACCCAATACTTCAGGTGCAGAAAGTGGTGGATTTCCTTATTTTGGCCCTAATGCAACTGGGTTTGGTGGAGTAATAAACTTTAGTTCAGGAACAACAGGAACCTACATCTACATCGCTATCCGCAGACCAATGAAAACACCTACGACAGGGACTAGTGTGTTTAGTCCGCAAACTTATACAAGCACGGATGTTGAACCAAGAACAATAACAACTGGGTTTGTTACAGATACGGTTTTATACAAACCTAGAACATCAAATGGTGGCATGGATTACAAATGGCGTATGTCAGATAGATTGCGTGGTGTTGGTGTTGTTGGCACTAATTCAGGTAGTGAATTATCCACAAATGATATCAATTCTGAAAATTACACCAATTCTGTTACTGCATATAACTCATCATTTCAATCATTAGCTTTAATGAATGGTGTAACAATTGGGTATTTGTTAAATAGAACAGATGATGGCGGCAATGTTGATTATGTTGGATATAATTTTAAACGCGCACCAGGCTTCTTTGATGTGGTTTGTTATACAGGGACAGGCGCAACAAATAGACAAGTTAATCATAATTTAGGCGTAAAACCTGAATTGGTAATATATAAACCTAGAAACAATAGTGGTAATTGGGTTGTATTTACTAATTATGATTATGAAATGTATTTAAATACGACAACGGCATTGCAAGGGCCGGGATATGAAGGCAATCATGGCAACCCAACTTCTACATATTTAGTTGCCCAAGGGGGTTCAAATACAAATGGATATACTTTTGTAGCCTATCTATTTGCAACCGTTGCTAATGTATCTAAAGTAGGTTCATACACAGGCACAGGGGCTACTCAAACTATTGATGCTGGGCTTGCTTCAGGCGCTAGGTTTGTAATGATTAAACGCACAGACTCTGCTGGCAATTGGTTTGTTTGGGATACAGCCCGCGGTATGGTTGCAGGAACAGACCCAAGACTTGCGCCAAACTTAACTTCGGCTGAATCAAACGCCAACTGGGTTTACACAGCATCAACAGGCTTCCAAATAGTAACAACAGACGCAACAGTTAATGCTAGTGGCGGCACATATATTTATCTTGCAATTGCTTAAGGAATAATCATGGAAATTAGAATCAGAGAATCAGGACAGGTAATGTATGAAAGCGAGTTTCGTGCATTATTCCCCAACACATCATTGCCGCTACTTACTGAAGCCGTTTTAAATGAGTTAGGTGCTGACATAGTATTAGAAGGCCCACAAGCACAGCCTACACGCTACCAAATAGCGTTTAGAGATGGTGTTGCACAGGTTGATGGCAAATGGTTTACCAAGTATTCTGTTAGCGATTTAGATGCAGATGGCATTGCCGCAAAAAACGCTGAACAAGCTAAATCAGTTCGTGAACAACGCAATCGGTTAATCGCTGAATGTGATTGGACACAGGTTGAGGATAGTCCAGTAGATAAAGCAGCATGGGCTACATATCGCCAAGAGTTGCGTGATTTAACTCTGCAAGCAGGCTTCCCATTTGATGTAACTTATCCAACTAAACCATAGGAAAACATTATGGCAATCCCTAGAAATCTATCTATACTTGCACAAGGTGCAAATTCATCGGGTGTACTTGGTGTCGCTAATGGCGGTACGGGATTAACATCACCAGGCGCATCAGGTAATGTTTTAGTATCTAACGGCACAGGCTTTGTTAGTTCTGCACCTGCTGCTGGTGGTTCACTATTACGAATGACTGTTTTTACTTCATCAGGCACATGGACAAAAGGTGCTGGCACTAACTACATTAAAGTTCGTGGTGTAGGTGGAGGCGGAGGTGGCGGTAGTGGCGCAAGTGGTGCTTATGGTGAAGCTGCTGGAGGTGGTGGTGCTGGAGGATATGCTGAAGAATTTATCAATACAAGCGGCGTTACTACTGTAACTGTTACTTTAGGTGCTGGAGGCACAGGCGTATTCCCAAATACAATAGGTAATACTGGCGGAACTACAACATTTGGCTCTTATTTTACCTGTAATGGTGGTTTAGGTGGTGGAAATAATAACAATCCAAATGGGGGTAGTGGTGGTACTGCTACTGGCGGAGATATTAACATTAAAGGCGGTGGCGGTACTGCTGGAGGATATGGTAATCAAAGTGCAGGTGGTGGTGCTGGTGGCGCTTCAGCTTTTGGTGGAGGAGGACATGGGCCTGCTATGCCTAATGATTCTAGTGGTAACTCTGGCGCTGCGTATGGTTCAGGTGGTAGTGGCTCTTGTAAAAATGGAACTGGTGGCACAGGTGCTGCTGGTATAATTATCGTTGAAGAATATGCATAAGGGAAAAAAATGACAAATAATTATGCAATAATTGAAAATGGCAAAGTAGTAAATCTAGTAGTATCAGATGCAGATTTTGCTGCTGAACAAGGCTGGGTATTAGCTGGTGAAGGTGTAGGTATTGGTTGGGATTATAACGGTAATTTTGTTGACAATCGCCCTGTTTCAACTTCTATTGAGCCTCCTCCTGCACCAACAAAAGAAGAATTGCTTGCACAACTACAAGCATTAACAGCACAAATTAACGCATTAGCTTAGGACTAATCATGGATGAACAAGATAAAAGGCTGGAACGCATTGAGTCTAAAGTAGATAAGATGTCAGAGGCAATCGTTTCTTTGGCTAGGATGGAAGAACGCATGATTACACTCTTTAAGCGTATGGATTCCTATGATGAGAGGCATGAAGCATTGCTTAAAAAGACGCAAGACTTAGAAGTTAAGCAAGCGTCAGCATTATGGGTAGAACGTGTTATGTGGGTAGGTGTTGCAGCCTTAATATCTTGGATGCTTAAATGAAACAAACTATGATTAATCGCATTTGTTTATGTGACCATTGCCGTAAGGCTTTTATCATCAACGAACAAGGCAATGAATCAACGTGTGACAATTGCCTAGCTGAAGACGAACTAACGCATGAAATGATTGACTCTGGTGACCTCATTGGAGTCAATTATGACCGTGCATAAGCTATTTGGGCCACAAGATTACTTTCAGCACATGATTGGCAAGACAATTGAGGAAGTAGGTATATTTGATGGCGAGTTAGTTATATTCTTGGATGACTTATCTGAGGTGTGTATCTTTGAAGACGAGGATGGACTAGCGATGCAAATCAATGAACGGCCTGAACTGGATGGATAATGCAATTATCAACGAACTTTAAGCTAAATGAATTTACCACATCACAAACAGCAACAAGAAAAGGCATTGATAACACAGCACCAGCACCAATCATTGAAAGATTGCGTATGCTGGCTAATACACTTGAGCAAGTCCGTACTTTGTTGGGTAATCATTCAATTCGTATATCTAGTGGTTATCGCTGTATTGCTCTTAACCGTTCTATTGGAAGTGGCGATACATCTGCACACGTACAAGGTTATGCCGTTGATTTCACGTGTCCTGGCTTTGGTACGCCAAAAGAAGTAGCCAATAAGATTGCACAGTCAGACATTAAATTTGACCAGCTAATCTATGAAGGCACATGGATACATTTAAGCGTAGACCCACGTAATCGCAGAGATGTTCTAACAGCAACATTTAAAGGTGGCAAAGCTACTTATAGCAAAGGCATTGCATGAAGAAGTGGTATAAGTCTAAAACATTATGGTTTAACGTAGCTGTTGCTATAGGCGCAGCAATTGAGTCATCATTGTCGCTAATACAAGGTTACTTTGACCCACGTGTGTTTTTATCTTTGATAGGTTTAACGGCTGGCGTTAATGTTGTGTTGCGCTTTCTTACTACTACCGGAGTATCTAAATGATATCGTTGACGTTTAACTTTAAACACGCTTTGATTGCCGGCACTATCTTTGTAGCATTTAGTGCTGGTTGGACAGTCAATGGTTGGCGGCATGAAGCTAATCTAAAAGAGGCATTACAAGATAAAGTAGAACTACAAAAAGCCTATGACGATTATGCCCGTGAAGTTGCAGCAAAGTTTCAGAATCAACAAGCAGCACAGACAGTTGTTTATCGTGATTTAAAGAGAAAGGTTCAAGATGTTACGGATGATAGAATATGTTTTGCTGACAACAATGCTTTGCAGTTGTGGAATGATGCCCTTACAGGTATGCCCAACACCACCACAGGAACTGCTAAAACGACCACCTCTGCCAGTACCGCTATTACAGATGAGCAAGTCATTACCAACGCAATAGAAAACTTTGAACAAGCTAAAGCAATGCGTGACCAGCTTAATGCTTTAATAGACTGGTACGAAACTAATCGTTAATCATACCAATGTCGCAGGTGTGACGTTCAATCTCACCGTATTCTTTGTGTAAGATAATAGCGCACATATCACGACCAGCACGGTAGCCTTGTCCTTGATGCCAAGCATCTCTAGCAGCCAATGTTCTAAAGTATTCTACTACGCCACCGTGATACTCTTTTACGTCTTTATGGTGTACGTGACCAACATACCAATACCTAAACTTAGACTTGCCCCATTCTTCAGACTTGTCTGCTGCCATAATTGATAGCATATCTTTACCTTTAACGGTATCGCCATGCGTAGAACCTATTAGCACCTTACCAAACGTGTAGTACCAACATACTGACGGTGACAAATCCACTTCCATACGTGGTTCATTATGAAAGTAACAGCTAATCATCAATGCCAACGCATAAGATGAATGGCCATCGTGGTTACCTTTGTTGATGCGGAAGACTACCTTCTGATGTTTTTCTAGCAATCGTTTTAGGCAGTAAATAATGGCCCGTAACCCTACTTGCTGCACCTTTGCCCAGCGACCATCTACGTCAAGCTGATGACCTGAGTTCGTTGTGTTCTTTTGATTGTCGGCATGAAACATATCACCAAGATTAAGTAGTAACGCTGTGTGTGAGTTAGGTGAACTAGCGATAAGCCTGTCTATTGCGCTACAGGTTAGTTTCTCTGCAATGTCTAGGTCAAAGTCATCGCCAGCATCTTGATGCCAAGCATATAATCCAAAATGCGGGTCGCCCATAGGAATGACTGTAAGAATGTTGTCAGCACTAATTGCAGGTGGTGGTGTGATTGGCGCTAGACCTTTGATGTCTTCTGCTAAGTCTGTGACAAAGTTACGGATTATTTCTTCTAGCTTGCTATCGTCTACACGGGTCTTAACCCATTGCCCAGACGCTTTACCTTCTGCGTTATAGTAAGTAGACACGCCTCGTACAATAAACGGCTCTGGTGCTACTCTAGTCATATCATGGTTAGGTGAGTAACCTGCTAGTGCTGCTTTAGTTTTTAGACTTCTAATAGATACATCAACTACAGTAGCAGATACATTAAAAAACTTTGCCGATGCACGATTAGAACCTAGTTCACAAGCCTTTGAGTAATACTCCCATTGCCTGTCTGTAGCAAATTGCGCTAATTTATCATCTATCATACGTATTCCTATGTTTTTGTTTATTATAAACATATTTAGAATAATATGTAGATATAATTAGCCCTACCACAATACCTAGTATAAAAGCCTCTTTGTAACACAAGATGTAGTCTAAGGTGTACATAATGTTATACGCTATGACCGATATAAGTGGCTTTGCTATCGTTAAACTGGACTTCTACAGCGCATGGATAACCAGTATTTACGTGTAGCAACTTATAGATTCCTAATGCCATTCCAGCAATACATACTAAAAATAAAACAACTACCACAACTTCTGCCCTGCTGTATTTATTGTTCATAATTTGTACTCCATAAATTTAAGCAATTTAGTTGGGCAAATATAAAAATCTTGCACCATGTTTTCGTACCGTTTATCTTTAAATTTTTTAACTGTCCATTGGCTATAAGTCTTTGTATCAAGTATAGCTATATGTGTCCTAGCCTTGTTAAGATAAATATAACTATATGGTTTTGGATTTGACCTATCATAAGAATGTTTGGCACAGACCATAAAGTTTTCACCAAAAGCCCAATCTTCTGCACAAGTAAAATCAGCACCAAGTCCTTTAATTTCTATTCTTTGATTAATATACAAATCACCTTCATCTGTATAGTATTGCAATTCATCTGCCGATTTAGCTTTAATTGTGGTGTTGACTGTTACCTTATTGCCACGGCTTACAAGCCACCTTGCAACTTGCCAAACTGCATCATGGCTTTTATCAAGGTTACTCATGAACTTATCAAAGTCACTCATTTATTATTAGCCTCGTAATGTAAACCATCGTTTCCATTTTGACCGACAGTATCTACACGGTCTTCATTCCAATTAAGCGGACAACCAGTAAAAGCGCACTCATTAGTTGCTGCTAAACCTTTACCGCAGATGTTACATACTGGGTCTTTCTTACCAAATATTCTGTCAAAGCCTTCATCAAACTTTTCTTTCTGTTGCTTGCTGCCAATTTTAGATACTAAGCTATCGCCTGTGATTGAGTTGCTAGACATAGGTAGACTCCATAAATTTATTGGTTTTAAAAGTAGGTCGTGCCATTTAACTTTCATAACACGACCTATACGCTAGAATGGTATATCTGACTCTACGTTATCCATAAAATGCTCAACCGTATGTGTCTTACCTTCAATCTTAACCTCTCCCTTCCCACCTAGCAAACTTACTGTGCTAACACGGCACTCTAGGCTTGATTTCTCTGTGCCATCCTTTGCTTTGTATGGGCGCAAGCTAATTTCGCCTGTAATGCCTATCTGTGTGCCTTTAAGAAGCATTGGCGCTAATATTTCACCACGTTTACCCCACAAGTTGCAGTTTAACCAGGTAGTTGTGGCTTTATCACCATAACCGGCAGTCAATGACAGCGAAAAGTTACAGATTGGGTCTTGATTTGCCGTGTAACTTAATTTTGCGTCTTGTCCTAGGCGGCCTGTTGCGTTTAAATTATTCATACTATTTCCTTTAGTTGTTACCTAATCCTAGGTATTGGTTTTGAAAGTAAATACTTGTGACCCATTTCTTTTATAGCTTGCGCTACTTTAGCGTCACGGTCTGCCACCTCTTTTTGGCTGGGTGGGGTTAAGCCATATAGTGACTTGATAACCATGTGTTCCACCTTAAAAGCAGTTCGTGTTGCAGTTGCCAAGACTATCACAGCAAGTTGTACACATTACCATTCTACCACCCGACATAAATGTATGAGTTGTACAGGCTGCGTATGCTGTTACTGATACTACTAATAATGCTAAAGCTACTAAAATTTTATTCATGGCTTTTCTCCTTTGTTTTAATCATTTCATCTGCATATTCATATGCTGATTCTGGAAACCAACTAATACTGTCTGGTTTAAATTCTGTGTTGTATTTTTTTGATAATGTTTCTAATGATTTAACAATTTGATAATTTGCTAACAATCCTTGCAATGCCATTGCAGCAAAATAATCTCTTAATTCAATATTATCTGGTTTTGTCATTATTTATTCTCACTAGAGTATCGTTTATAAGCTGACCTAGTCTTGCTATCTAATAAGCCCCACATAACAGACTTCTGTTCATTGTCAAGCGCATCCCATGTTACTTTAGCTTCAGCAGGATTGCCTTGCGCCATAAATGCTGTAAAGCCTTCAGCTAAACTATGTAGGATGTCCATTTCTTCTTTGCTGTACTCTGGTGACTTGAGTTCTGGTATTACTGGTTTTTCTGACCCTGTAGTAGCATCTAGCACATCGTGTTCAACAATTTCCATTGCCACGACCCACAAATACCTGCGCTGATATGTTTCTACCGCCCCTACGTTTTGCACCTCATGGCAGCCCTTTAACGCTGCGCTACCCATGGGGCTAGTGATAACTATCTGTGAGTTGTCATCAATGTCTGTAATGGTCAATGTTGCCAAGTCTGACGTAAAGCTAACAACACCACATAACCCTTGATTGCTAAATATGTTGTTAATGGTTGGCAAAAAGTCACCAAGTTCAAAATATTTGTAACCTGCAAACTTATTGTGACCAGACTTGCTTAGTTTTGTGTTCTGTAATTCTAAACGTGCATTATTTAATTTTTTGTAAACTGACATTTTAGGCCACCAATAATAAATATAAGAAAATTGACAATAAGACTACACCAACAAAGCATAAGCCCTCAATAACTGGTGTTAAGTCTGTTTTAGGTTTGTAGTTTTTATAATCACGCATTTTGTTCTGCCTCGCTTTCAATAGCAGATATACATACGTTAGCAAATGACTTAGCAAACACAACGAAATCTTGTGCGCTTTGTTCACGGTCTACTTTTCTACCTGCGTTTAAGGAATTGTCGTATGCAATAACCATTGCTTTTAGAGTTTGTGCAATAGCTTCTTGGTCAGCGTAGTCTAGTACGATTGAAAATACATCGTTTGCTGATGATTGAAAGGTTTCTGTGACACGGTCATAAACACGTTCTTCTGCGTTATCGTAATGATTGTCACGGTCTTGCCAGTCTGGGTCAAGTGTGCAACCTGGGTACCAATCTGCGTTATAGTCCATTATATTTCTCCTTACCGTTTCTATTAAGTTAATCGCATAACTTGCTGCGATGTGTGTATAATATCAACAGCAAATAACCATGTCAAGCATTATTTATACATTTATTTAAAATAATTGAGAAAATATGAAAAGAACTGAACATCAAGAACAAGTCATGCTTATTACCTGGTTCAGATTGCAGTACCCAAAGTTTAAACTTAACCTATGGGCAATTCCTAATGGTGGGTCTAGGCATATAGTCACGGCAGTTAATTTAAAGGCAGAGGGAGTGCTTGCCGGAGTTAGCGACTTATTCTTAATGATACCTAAAGGCGAATGGCACGGTATGTTTATAGAGATGAAGGCTAAAACAGGGAAAGTATCAGATAGTCAGAAAGAATTTATGGCTGCTGCCAATGCTATGAACTATAAAACTATAGTTTGCTTTGGATTTGATGACGCTAAAACGTCAATAATAAACTACTTGCAAGAATAATAAAGTTAGTTTAAAGTAACACTATCACTTGGAAGTGATTAACTTTAGTAGGGCTTCACATGCTAACTGGCGGTTACTAAGACCGTTCTTCCAACCACCTTAAAAAAGTGGAGTTAGCAGGTGAAGCCTTTTTCATGGGGCAAACAAATGCATTATTATAAATTTAATATAGCAGACTATCGGAAAGACACTACACATCTAACTCCGATTGAACATTATATCTATCGTAGTCTTATAGACTGGTATTATTTAGATGAACAACCAATACCTAAAGAAACCCAGTCGGTTATTCGTCGGTTATCTTTGGGTTCTGATTCGGTTAATTTAGTTATTAACGTATTATCTGATTTCTTTGAATTAACTGATAAAGGCTACATTCATAAGCGTATTGATATTGAAATTGAAGAATATCATGGCATGCTTAAATCAAATAAACAAAATGGTAGCAAAGGTGGTAGGCCACCAAAGCAAGTCGTAGAGCCACAGAAAACCGAGTCGGTTAATTTCGCTAACCCAAAAGAACCCACTCGTAACCCTAACCATAAACCAGAAACCATTAACCAAAAACCAATTAAATATATACCACCAATTCCTGCGGAATTATTTACTGAATATCAGGCTATTAGAAAAAGTAAACGTGCAGCACCTTTTACGGAACGTATGTATAACTCATTATGTAAGCAAGCATCACTAGCAGGGATAACTCCAGAGAAGGCAATTACTATTTGTTGTGAGAAAGGTTGGACTGGATTTGAAGCATCGTGGTTAAAACAAGATAAGCAAGCATCAACATTAAATGCAGCCTTATCAGTATTTAAACCACAGTACATTGCAGAACAAACAGCACACATTAAATTAGTTGGAGATAATCATGCAGAATTTTAATTTACCAGCAGAATGGGTTGAACGTATCTTTATGCGACTACATGGTCGTTTTGGTAATAACTTTTTTGACAAGTTTAAAATTGGACAAGTAAACGAAGCTGGTGAGGATGTTGGGATTGCTAATGCAAAGGCTACATGGTCACTAGAGTTAGCTGGTGTAAGCGCAGAACGTATTAAAGCTGGATTAGATGCTAAGTATCAATATGCACCTAACTGTGATGAGTTTTTAAAGCATTGCGTAACAAATAACATACAAGACTTTAAAGCATTGCCAGCACCAGTAAGCCATGAAGACAACAAGGCACACGCTGACAAACTTGCTTTATTTATTCACGAAAGATTAAAGCCAAAGACTGACTATCATGCCTGGGCTAAACGAATCTTACGCAATCCAAAGAACTTTCCAGAAACTTCAGTAGAAGCAGCACGTAAAGTTCTAGGGGATAACTATGAAGTGGGTTGAACAAGACAAATACCACATAAGTTCTGGTGCATGGACTATAGCTAAATACTTTTCACCTGCTGGAGTTAAGTATGGCCTCAGCAAGATGAACAAAAATCTTGGTTATTACGACACGCTAGAAAAAGCTAAACGAAATGCTAAAGATTAGTTGCATATTTTATACAGCGTATATATAATAAATCCATCAACGACAGAAAGGGTTATTAATGACGCACACAGAGTTAAAAGAGTTACGCAGCAAAACAGGTTTATCACAGAAAGAGTTTGGCATTAAGCTGTTTAAGACCAGGGATAGTATTGCCAAGTACGAGTCTGGCAAGTTTACGATTCCTGCTTACATGGATATTTTAGTTAAGGCTGTGTTTGATACTGAAGAATTTTTTGAAAAAGGTAAACGAATAGCTAATTGGGCAGATAATCAGACAACAAAGGAAAAAACAGTTGACTGAGATTTCATGTAACGAATGGATTAAACGCATGAAGGATGCTGGATTTAGTGGTAAGTTTAGAGCAGTTGATATAACAGGGAAGATAATTGTTAATGGTGAAATAAAGCAAGGCAAAATAGAAACGGTGAAAGTGGCTACATCTGAAGAGTCACGCAGAAAAATAAAGGATATGTTTAAAAATGGAAGTTAAAAATTTCAACATTAGTAGCAGTAACCTACCTTACCTATTTGAAAAAATTAAGGCATTAGATTTATCACTTGGCTACGTAGCTAACGTAACAGTCAAATCACACACACGTAACCTAGAACAAAACTCACGTTTATGGAAGTTGTATGGTGCGATTGGAGATTACATTGGCGAATCACCAGACAAGATACATGAGTTGATGGGCTGGAAGTTTTTACGCAGTCAATCTACTGTAAATGGCGAAGCAATTGAGGTGATAAAGAGTACGACTAAGCTGTCTACGGCAGAGATGGCTGATTACCAAAGGCACGTTGAGATATGGGCTGGCAGCATTGGATTTGTGTTCAATGACGAAAGCTGAGAAAGAATACCTTAATCGTGTTGCAGAACTTGGCTGCATTATTTGTCGTATGCCAGCAGAGATACACCACCTACGCACAGGAATGGGACTAGGAATGAGAAACGATTATAAGAACGCAATACCACTATGCCCAACGCATCATCGGACTGGTGGACATGGAGTAGCTTACCATGCAGGTCGGTTAGCATTTGAGTCCCAATTCGGGACAGAAATAGAATTATTAGAGAAAGTGAGAAGTTTATTATGATAGTTTTTCGTAAGAAAGTAGACGCATGGGTAGTAACAGCTAGGGATTCAGATTGCCAAATAATTCATATCGGTGATTATAAAACACAAGAAGAAGCCAAGGCAGCAGAACAAGCATTTAAAGAGAAAAGACTAGCAGAGTCATACGCTAAACAAGAAGCAAAGCTAGACAGACAAGCAAAAGAGATGGTTGCTAGATATAACGTCTACCTAGAGTTTTGTGTATTGCCTAAGACTTTAACTGACATGAAGCAACATTTAGATGCTGATAAAAATACTGCGTCTAATACAATTAAAAGTTTGATGGCCCGTGGATATTTAAAAAGCATTGTCATTAGCGACACCAGTTCACGCAAATATTATAGCTTTGTCACTATCAAGCTAATGAGTTACGAAGAAGCATTGGAATACGTGTCACCAAGAAAATACAAAACCAAGGCTAGTGAAAATGAAGCAACAATCCCTGGTGCAAGGGTAATTAACTTTGATGACAATAAATTGACCAAGCTATACATGACACAGCGTGCAATAGACAGGGCTAATATGAAGTCACCTAAGAATTATGTTAGCGGTGCTTTAATGTCAACGGCGGATTGGTAATGAGAGTTACTAGCGATGGTTCAAGCGCAAGCTACTACGAGTTGCCTAAAGATGCTAGTGAGTTGCAAGACTTAATTAGCGCAAAGAATATGAACGCACAGATAGGGGAGATATTTAGAGAGTGCTACAGGTATGGACAGGCATCACATTGTGACGAGATACGAGGCATTAAAAAGATTTTATTCTATGCCAATGCTGAGTTGAAAAGATTAGCCAGTCAAGATAACTCCTAACTGGCTATTAAATAGCAACAAATATGTTACTTATTCATTACGTACATAGTAACTTCAAAGCCAAAACGCATTTCTGTAGCAGCTGGTGTTGTCCACATGATAGTAGTCCTTAATCTGTGATAAGCAAGATTGCTTGTATGTAATAATGTTCTTAATGTTACAGGCTAACAATACAGAAAAGCATGATTTACGCTATATTGACGCAAAGTAAGAGATATGATATAGTCACGTAAAGATTTATAGTAGTGCAATTTTGCATTACTTTTTTATTCCGGCGACAGTACATCGCTAGAAAGCAATCATTGCCCCTCAGACGTGATAGGGTAGACTCCGAGGTAGTCTAGTTGCGAGAACCTCCTACTTTTTTAAGGATAGTTATGGGCTTATTGGACATTAAAGAAGGTATCGTATCTGTTAAAGAGAACGACGCAAACACAGAAAATGCCATTAAAAACTATTCCCTTGGGCCATTAAACCCAAACTTACCTAACAAAGAATACTGGTCAAAGATGGCCAAGTCATTCCGAATCACTCCAGACGAAGCTAAACGTCAACGCTGCGGTAACTGCGAATACTACGAAAATACTCCATCAATGCTTGAGATGATGGAAGAAATCCCATTAAACAAATACGACCTATACGATGGTCAAGCCCAACGTGGCTATTGCCATAAGCTAGACTTTATTTGCCATAACTCCCGTCTATGTTCTGTATGGGAAGAAAAAGAATTTGAGATGGAGGATTAATTATGCGTAATATGGATAAGATTGCAGCAAAGATTGGCAAAGTAATGGGCGAGTATAAAGACAAAGAGTTACATTCAGGCAAAGGTGGCAAGATAGTTAAGTCACGTAAGCAAGCTATTGCAATCGCCTTGTCAGAAGGTGACAAAATGAAAGGCAAAAAATAATGCGTGACATGAACAAAATTGCTGAAAAGATGGACAAACTCTGGTCAGGTGGCAAGTTCCGTACTGCCAAACCAAAGAAGACAGAGGAAACATACAAGACCATAGACGCTGAAATGGCTAAATTCGCTAAAGGCAAGTAACATGGCTAAACAAGGTCTATACGCAAACATTCACGCTAAACGCAAGCGCATTGAAGAAGGCTCTGGCGAAAAGATGAACAAGGTTGGTTCTAAGAACGCACCTTCAGACAAAGACTTTAAAGACGCAGCCAAGACTAAAAAGAAAGCTAAGAAATAATGGCTAAAGACCCACGACTAGATAGAATTGGTGTAACTGGCTACAATAAGCCTAAAGCCACACCAGGTCATCCAACTAAAAGCCATGTTGTAGTTGCCAAAGAAGGTGACACAATAAAGACAATTAGATTTGGTCAGCAAGGCGTAAAGGGTAGTCCGGATGGCAGCAAGCGCAACGAATCATTTAAAGCCCGTCACGCAGACAACATTGCTAAAGGAAAACTATCTGCTGCATACTGGGCCAATAAGGTTAAATGGTAGATGAACGACCATTGGGCAATAATACTATTAGCTGTAATAGCTAACTTAACACTCGTTATAAACGCAATACATCATTGGTAGATATTTATGGCATGGAACGATTACGTTAAAAAGGTAATGAACAAGCCCCTCATGTCAAATGGGGCGATTAATCGTGAACAGTTCCAAGCAATGATGGGATTAAATAAGCCTGAACCAGTAACTTCATTCGTTGCTAGTGGCTTAAACGCAATAAAACAACCATTGGATTATTATGCTATAGACAAACGAGTGCCATTAGTAGGTGGTCAATCTATTGCTGATTTAATTGGTCTTACTGGTACGCAATCATTAGTACAAGACTTTAGCCAAGGTAAGCCAATGATGCGTGATGGTTTGCCTGATGAACGCTTTATTGATGCAGCTAGCATGATTCCTATGATTAAGCCTGCTGCGATTGCTACAGGTAAAGCTGCTAAATCTTTAGGCAAAGAAGCATTACGTCAAGGTTATGAAGGTACTGGAGTGCTAGGCAAGATTGCGCCAGATATTAAAATATCTGTATTACCACCAGAAAAATACCGTGGTGAAACTTTAAAAGGTATGCCAACCATGATTGACATGGGTGGTGGTAGATTAGAACCATTTGGTACAGACCAACGCATTGTTGATATAGCTGGACAATATGCAGCAGACCGTGGATTAGTTTATAAACCACAAACAGATTACGTGCCAGTAGATGAAGTTCGTGCCAAAAAGATTGCAACTGCCTATGACAAGATGCAGAACAATCCAGCAGATAAAAAAGTTAAAAAAGCATACGATGCTTTAATAGAAGAAACACAAGCGCAATATGAGGCTTTAAAGAAAGCTGGCTATAATTTTGAGTTTATGCCAGAAAGTTCAGATTTATACGGCAATCCAAGAAATGCCATTAATGATATTGTTACCAATAAGCATATGTTTGTGTTCCCTACTGAATCAGGTTTTGGTTCATTGACACCAGCCCAAGCATCAAATCCATTGCTTATTAAAACAGGCGAAAAATGGAATGGTAAAGACGTAACAGCAAATGATTTGTTTAGGGCCGTACACGATGTATTTGGTCATTCTAAACATGGTGTTGGATTTAGGGCTACTGGAGAAGAAAATGCTTACCAGTCACACGCTAAAATGTATAGCCCAGAAGCATTGCCAGCAGCCACAAGCGAAACTAGAGGCCAAAACTCATGGTTAAACTTTGGCCCATACGGTACACGTAATAAGAAAGCTAAAACAGAAGACACTATATTTGCAGACCAAAAAGCTGGGATACTTCCAGATTGGGTATGGCGTGAAGGATTGCTAGATTAATTATTTTATATGCAATGCTTCTTTAAGCACACGGTCAATATAGTCTGCTTTATCTAAATTAGATGATTTTATTTTACTAACTGCATCCATAATTAAGAAGTGATATTCTTTAGGCTTTAATCTTTCAGGTTTAGGATTAATCCAATAAGAATTAAAGTTTTTTAACCATAATGCAGTAAAGAAAAATCCAATAATGAATGAACCCCATTGTTGATGGCTGTAAGAAGCATAGAACCAAAAAGGTTGGCCAAGTAAACCAAATATAGATGAATATTTACGGTCAGTATATTTGTTAGACTGCATTAAATACATTGCGATTAATTCAGTTGCTGCTATAAAGAATTGTTCTATCATGTATGCTCCTAACATTTATGGTAAACTACATATTGTATTATAACAGATTAATTATACATAAGACAACAATTACTTATTAATAACAGGGTGACCACCCATTATGGAGTCACATAAACATGGCAGAGTTTGAAAAAGTAGAAGAAATATCAAATCGTGGCGGTAAGCGTGAAGGTTCTGGTAGAAAGCCAGGAACACCTAACAAAATATCAGCTACAGTTAAAGACAATGTAATTGCAGTATTTGAAGGCATTGGTGGTGTTGAACACATGAAGGTGTGGGCAATAGACAATCCCAATAACTTTTATAACATTTACGCAAAGATATTGCCTATACAAACAGAGTTAAGCGGTGCTGAAGGCAAGGACTTAGTTATTAATATAGTAACAGGTATCAATGACCACGATTAAACTTGCATACGCACCACGCGACCCGCAGAATCAGATACACAGGGCAGTAAGGGATAATCGGTTTGTAGTATGTGTAGCGCACCGGAGGATGGGTAAGACGGTAGCAGCTATTAACCAATTAATCCATAGCGCATTGAAGAATAAGCAAGCGAATCCTCGTTATGCTTACATTGCGCCAACTTATAGCCAGGCAAAGCGAGTAGCGTTTGATTACCTAGTAGAGTTTACAAGACCATTAGGTGCAACAGTAAACATCGCTGAGTTACGAGTAGACTTTATGGGCAGACGTATCAGCCTGTATGGTAGTGAGAATGGTGACAGCTTACGAGGTCAGTATTTTGATGGCGTAGTGCTAGATGAGATTGGTGACCAAAACCCAAAGATATGGAATGAGATTATCAGGCCAGCTTTAGCGGATAGAAAAGGTTACTGCTTATTTATAGGCACACCAAAAGGTAACAACCATTTTAAAGAGTTTAGAGATAGGGCAGAAACAGCACCAGAAGGTTGGAAGCTGCTAGAGTTCAAGGCAAGCCAAACAGGTTTACTAGATGCACAAGAGTTGTCATCAGCCAAGAACGAGATGGGTGAAGACAAATACATCCAAGAGTTTGAGTGTAGCTTTGATTCACCAGTAGAAGGTAGTTACTACGGCAAGCTAATGAATGAGGCTGAAGAAGCTAATCGCATTGGTGTAGTGCCTAGAGATGATTTAAGCAATACATATACAGCCTGGGACTTGGGTATGTCAGACTCCACCAGTATTTGGGTGGCACAAGTAGTAGGTAAAGAAGTAAGGCTAGTGGACTATGTAGAGAATCACAGTCAATCGCTAGAGTGGTATGTAAACTGGCTACGTGATAACAACTGGCACAAGGCCACACACATATTGCCGCATGACGTTGAAGTAAGAGAACTAGGAACTGGTCGGTCACGTAAAGAGATGTTGATGGAATCAGGGCTTGATATAATCATTGCACCTAAACTATCAGTAGCAGATGGGATACAATCAGTTAGGCGTTTATTACCTAGATGCTGGTTTAATAAAGAAACAACAAAGCAAGGCATTGACTGTCTAAGAAACTATAGACGAGTGTATGATGAAAAGCGTAACGTGTTCTTTGACACACCATTACACGACTTTGCGTCACACGGGTCAGATGCTTTCAGATATTTAGCAGTAGGCTTAAACGAACCTGATTCGTCATGGACTCAGCCACTTAACGTAAATACTAAATGGGTAGTGTAAATATGGATGAATTAGAACTAAAGACGATTATCTCCACAGAGATTGACAACTCCATCGGTTATTTGGAAACAGAAACCGTTGAAGACCGTGCCACCTCTATGGACTTTTACCTACGTAAGCCTTATGGCAACGAGGTAGAAGGTAAGTCATCAATAGTTACTGGGGAAGTCGCTGAAGCAGTAGACGGTGCATTACCTCAACTAATCCGTGTTTTCACGTCTAGCGAAGATGCTGTGCGTTTTGAGGCTACTAAGGATGGTGGCGATGAGTTCGCTGACCAGGCTTCTGACGTAGCTAACTGGGTATTCTACAAGCAGAACGATGGCTTCTTAATCATGCACAACTGGTTCAAGGATGCCTTGATGCAGAAAGTTGGTGTGGTTAAGGCTTACTGGTCTGACGAGAAAGACATCACGAAAGAAACCTACGAAGGTTTGACTGATGATGAACTCACCATGCTAATGATGAATGATGAGTTTGAGATACTAGAACAAGAAACATTGACAGATATGCGTGAAGGTATGCCTATGGTTACCACGCACAACGTCAAGATTAAACGCACTAAAGACAAGTCCAAGATTGTTGTAGAGAACGTACCACCTGAAGAATTCCTAATTGATAAACGTGCAAGGTCTATCCAAGACGCACAGTTTGTAGCACACCGTAAACGCATTGCCCGTGGTGAATTGATTGCTATGGGTTACGATAAAGAAGTTGTAATGAACATTCCTATCGGTGACCGCTTAACATACAGCCCAGAGATACTAGCACGTTACTCACAAGGTGAGATACCACAGGACATTGTAGACGTTGATGACGCAATGCAAGAGGTTGAAATCTTTGAATGCTACATCAAGGTAGACATGAACAAGTCTGGCTTGCTTGAGTTACGCAGAGTTATGTACGCAAACAACACAATCTTGGATGACGAAGACTGTGACTATGTGCCGTTCCACTCTGTATGCCCATTTCCTATCCCACACAAATTCTTTGGTCAATCATTGTCTGACCGCACGATGGACTTGCAACTAATCAAGTCTACAATCATGCGTCAAATGCTAGACAACTTGTACCTAACAAATAACTACCGTGTTGGTGCAGTAGAAGGCCAAGTAAACTTAGATGACTTGCTAACATCAACTGCTGGCGGTGTAGTGCGTATTAAGAATCCTGGTGCTATCGTGCCTATGACGGTTCAATCCACAGCAGCACAATCATTTCCTATGATGGAATACTTGGATGGCGTACAAGCTAAACGTACTGGCGTTAGCGATATGCAGCAAGGCTTAGACCCAAATGTATTGCAGAACGTATCAGCCACAGCAGTAGCTGCAATGACACAGCAATCAACCGGTAAGCTAGAACTAATAGCACGTATCTTTGCTGAAACAGGTGTTAAATCATTGTTTAAAGGTATCTTGCATTTAATGTGCAAATACCAAAATTCAGTACAGACAGCACGAATTCATAATAGCTACGTACAGTTTGACCCACGCGAATGGGACACAGAGTACAACGTAACTATTAACGTAGGTTTGGGTAACGGTAATAGACAAGAACAAATAGCCATGCTTCAAATGATACTTGCCAAGCAAGAACAAATCATTCAGCAATATGGGCCAACCAATCCACTTGTTTCCGTTACCCAATACCGTAAGACACTTGGTCGCATGATTGAGATGGCTGGCTTTAAAGACACGACTTCATTCTTGAACGAGGTTACACCTGAAGTTGAACAAGGCATCCAGCAACAAGCAGCACAGGCAGCACAAGGTCAATCAGACCCAACAGCTATCTTTGCTGAAGTTGAGAAAATGAAAGCGCAATTACAAGCACAAACAGCGCAAGCTAAGATGCAAGCAGAACAAGCTAAACAACAAGCGCAGATACAACTAGCGTCAGAGAAACTACAAAGTGACCGTGAACAAGCAATTGCTGACATTGCTATGAAGCAAGCTGAGTTGTCTATGTACGAAGAAAAAGCAGCACTAGAGATTGAGATGCAACGCGTTAAACTTGTGCAAGACGAAGCAATGGCTGACCGTAAGCAATCATTAGAAGAACGCAAACAAGTTGTAGCAGAGTTAGAGATAGTAAGCAAAAGCCTAAACGACATCACAGACGTTGAGATGGCTAAAGCTGAATTATCTAATCTATTGGCTCAGTTGAGGGGATAGTATGGCAGTTATAAATGGTTTAAACGCTATGGGTAGTGGTAATACTGCAAATATGTCTAATTTAGGAGTAGCAACTTCTGCCCAAAAAGCTGCCTCTGCACAAACTAAAGCGGTTACTGATAAAGTTAAAACATTGGTTGCTGTTACTGTGGATGCTAAACCTGCTGCATTACCACCAGGTGAAGTAGTTAAACTTACTAATGACAAAGGCAAGGTTGAGTATTACGTTGGTACTTATGACGGCAAACTATCTAAACCATTAACTTCTGTATCAAGTGCTGTTAGTGCTGTAAACACACAGATTAAGAAAGCAGAAGCTGTACAAGCAACTGCATTACGTACATCACAAAAGATTGAATTAAATGAAATAAAAGAAGCTGCAAAAGACGCTGGACTTACTGCCAAAGAAATTAGCGCAATTACTAAAGCAGAAACAGCAGCCAATACAGCAGAACTAAAAGAATTTAATAGCTTACTTGCTGAACCAAACTTGCAATACGGTTCACGTGACCCAGCAACCAATGCGCTTACTACTAGTGCTACACCTTCTACAACACCTTTAAATTCATTGCTAACTTACAATGACCCAGTTATAGCCCCAACTGTACAAGCAAACATTGCATCTGCTAGAGATTCTGTAGCAGAGTTCCAGTTATTAAAAGGCGTTACACAGCCATTCTTACCAAGCGGAAATACAACATCTGGTGTAAATACATACGCTATTTATCAAGCATTAAATAATGGCTCAATTATTCCAACTAAAGATAATACTGGCATAACTACTGGTTATACAGTATCTCCAGAAGTTGCTGCTGCTAAAGGTGACCAAAGTGGCTTTATGGATGCTACTGGCATGAGTAAAGCTAGTGCTAGGGCATTAGGTCTAATTTTAAATAACGATGTTGTTCTTGGTGGCAAAGCTAATGTAGTTGTTGATGGGAAAGGTAATTATTTTGTCAATGATGCTAATGGTGATGACCGTTATGGCACACAAAAGCCTTTAATTGATACTGGTCGTGTTGATGGTCAAGGCAATAAAATATTTGCTGAAGTATCTACAGATAACTCAAAACGCAACTTAGTATCAGTAGTAAGTAATTACGTTCAACAACCTGATGGGTCATTCAAATACGCTGGTGTTGATAGTACAGATTACACACACGTAGAAGGCTTTAACCCAATTAAAGCACTCGTTATTGCAGGTATTTCTGCTGGCGCTGGTATGGCTGCAGCACCTCTTGCCGGTCTAACTACTACAGTTAATGGAGTACAAGTTGCTACTTCTGCTGGTAAAACTTTAGCAGGTACAGTAGCTGGTGGTCTTGGGTCTGCATTATCTGGTAGCAACATACTTAAAGGTGCTGCGCTAGGCGGATTAGGTGGATTTACTATTGGTGAAGTTCAAGCTGCAGCACAAGCTGCTGGTGGCTATACTAATTTATTAGGTCAAGTTAGTTCTGGTAACTTTTCATCATTTACTCAAGCTGCACAAGACGCTGCGGCTATTGCGAATTCTGCTGCCGCTTCAGCTAGTGGTGTTGATGGTGGCGGTGGTGGATTAGTTGGTGGTGGTGAAAGCCAAGCTAGTATAAATTTTGGTGATACATCAGTTGCACAAGGCGGTTTCCCAAATGCAACTAATCTTTCTAATACTACCGTAAATGATTATTTAAACAGTTTTAATCTTGATGGAACACCTAAAACAATAGATTTGGCCAATTCTGGGTATTATACAGATGGTACAAAAATAATAGGTGGTGGTGCAAATACATCATTACTAAATAACCCAGATTTAAGCAATTGGTCTAACAATCAATCAACTGTGGAAAACTTTACAGGTGGCCCAGCTACAGATAGCGGTATACCTGGAGTAAATCCTGATGGCACACTTAAGCAAATAGACTTAAGCAATAGTAACTACTATACCGATGGCACACCAAGAGTTGTAACACCATCTGGTGGTGGATTGCTAGATACAATAAAAGATGTAGGTTCAAATGTTGTTAATACATTAGGCCCATTAGGTACAGTTGCGGCTGGTGCAGCACTTGTCCCAATTGTTAAAAACGCATTAACACCAAAAGCACCAGCAGAAGAAACATATACAGCACCATTAATAAACAAAGTAATAATGCCAACAAATACAGTACCAAATTTAGTGCAGAACTATAACAACTTGTTTAATCGTCAAGGCGTAGGTGCAGGTCAATACTTAGGTTACGATTACTTAAACAACATAAACGTGCCACCAGAATTAATGGGCTTACTAGGTACATCTGCACAAGCTAGACCAACATCGCTTACAATGCCTACACCGACATCAATAACACCGGCATAAAATGAACAGAACACACGAAGCGCAGTTGTTACTAGGTAACGAGTTTTTTAAGACAGTATTTCAAGAATTAGAGGAATTGCAACTATCAAGATTTGCAAACTCAAACGAAGAAGACATTAATGGTCGTGAGTTAGCGTATGTAAAACTAGCCACATTGAAAGAGATTAAATCGCATATAGAATCAATCGCAGCATCAAGCGAAATTCGTGATAAGCGATGGAAGATTTGGTAACTTTTTACCAAACGCAGTCAGGGCGAATCTGAATATAGGAAGTAAACAATGGAAAATACCATGACCCCTGCTACAGGGAATGGCACGGTGCAAGACGCAGCAAGCCAATTTTTTGACATGATGGAAGAAGCGGAAAACCCAGAAGGGCAAAATGAAGCTGAACAAGAATCAGACGAAATTGAGGAAGGCGAATCTGAAGAGGAAGTATTAGAAGCCTCTGAAGAACTTGAAAGTGAAGACGAAGATGAGGAACAGGAATCAGAACCTACTTACCGTATTAAGATGGCTGGTGAGGAACGTGAGATAACCCAACGTGAACTTATTAAGTTAGCACAGCAAGGCGCAGATTACACCAAGAAGTCACAGCAAGTAAGCGAACAACGCAAAGCGTTAGATGCAGAAGCTGCGGCAATTAACGAGGCTAAACAGCTACGCAACGAATACGCCCAACGTCTTGAAGCAATGCAGCAAATGCTAAAGGCTCAACAACCTGAGGATGATTTAGATTATCTACAGGAAAATGACCCGATTGGCTACGCTGTTAAAGTTGCAGATATGACTAGGCGTGAAAAGCAAATGCAAGCAATTGAGTACGAACGTCAACGCATTGCCCAACAGCAACACGCGGAACAGTCCGAACATCAACGCAGGCAAATTGCTGCGGAAGCAGAAAAGGTCACAGAGTTAATTCCTGATTACTCAGACGCGAAGAAAGGTGCTGCATTACGAAACGAGTTACGTAACTATGCAAAAAGCATTGGTTATACAGACGAAGAAATAGGCGCAGTCTATGATGCTCGTACTGTTAAGGCTCTTTACGATGCAATGCAATACCAAAAGTTGGTTGAATCTAAACCAGGCGTATCTAAGAAAGTGCAATCCGCACCTAAGATGATTAAGTCAGGCACATCAACTAACAAAACAAGTACAACCGAAGCACAAAGGCGACAATTCAATAAGTTGAAATCAACTGGTAGAGTTAAAGACGCTGCTTCATTATTTGAAAAATTTATTTAAGGAATCAAAATGGCAACCTATCAAACCTACACCGCTATTGGTCAGCGCGAAGACCTAATGGATGTTATCTATAACATAGCCCCAACAGAAACACCTTTCATGTCATCAATTGGCAAAACATCTGCTACTGCTCGTTTACACGAATGGCAAACAGATACTTTGGCTGCTGCTGTTACAACTAACGCGGCAATTGAGGGCGCAACTGCATCATCAGCTTCAATCACTCCATCAGTTCGTGTTGGTAACCGCACACAGATTTCACAAAAAACCATTGCTATCTCTGGTACTTTGGAAACTGTAAACAAAGCTGGTCGTCGTTCAGAGAAAGCCTATCAATTGGCTAAAGCCTCTAGCGAACTAAAACGCGACATGGAAGCAACATTGCTTTCAAACAACGTAGCTGCTGATGGTGACGGTTCTACAACTGCTCGTACATTGGGTGGTTTACAAACATGGTTAAGTTCTAACTACTCTGGTGGTTCAGGTGGTTCTGCTGGTACATTAGGTACTACAGCCCGTGTAACTGGTACTGACCGTGCGTTCACAGCAACACTATTGAACACAGTAATGCAATCTGCATTTACTAACGGTGGTTCACCAACAATGTTGTTCGTAACTCCAGCACAAAAAGTTGTTGCATCAACATTTACTGGTATCGCTACTCGCTACCGTGATGTTCCTTCTAATCAACAAGCACAAATCATCAACGCTGCTGACGTGTACGTGTCTGACTTTGGTATCATCCAAATCGTACCAGACCGTTTCATTCCTAACGCTGACAACGATGATTGCGCTTTCTTGGTTGACACAGAGATGGCTGCTGTTTCTTACCTACGTCCATTCCAAACTAACGAATTGGCAATCACAGGTGATGCGACAAATACACAACTTTTAGTTGAGTACACATTGCAAGTGAATAACCAAGCAGCACACGGTATCATTGCTGACTTAACCTAGTAGAAAATAAACTCCCTGTGTTCACTCATGGGGAGTTTTATTGGATATGTAAATGACAAACAAACTATACGAAAACGGCAAGACAACAGAATTTTTTGATAATGGCTCAGATGTTGTTGTCAAACAAACGCAAGACATAACTGGAATCATTGAGTTTAATAAGGCTCAATACAATGAAACAGATTCTAGGGCAAGATGGAGTGATGATGCGTTAGGTAACAAAGTTGCATCTATTCCGCTAACAGTATTTCAAGACCTTGAGAAAAAAGGCATCACTCGTGGCTTTACTATTATTGACCACAAGCGATTTAAAGAATTTTTGAATAATCCTGATAACAAAGTCTTTAGAACAAGGGCAGGAAGAATATAATGGCATTTTCAACATACGCACAGTTACAATCTACGGTTGCAGACTATCTTGCACGTAGCGACTTAACAAGCCAAATACAAGATTTTATTTCACTAGCTGAAACAAGGTTAAGCCGTGACTTGCGTATTCGTCAAATGCTGACATACACAACAATCACAATGACGGCTGACTCAGCTAACGTGACAATACCTGCTGACTTCTTATCTATACGGGATATGCACATTATCGGCTCACCGGTATACGCTTTAAAATACGAATCACCATCTAACTTGTTTAGAAACACAGATTCATTCGTTACTGCATTGCCTAAGTTCTATACGACAGTAGGCGCACAATTCGTGTTCTCACCAATACCTGATTCAGCATACGTATTGCAAATTCTTTACTATGCTAAACCACCAGTATTAAGCGATACAAATACTTCTAACGTATGGCTAGTAAACTGCCCTGATGCGCTACTATACGCAGCACTAGCGGAAGCAGAACCATACTTAATGAACGATGCACGACTACAAACTTGGGCTGCCTTGTACGACAAATCAATTACATCATTGACAGCAAGCGATGATAGTTCTGAGAACGCAGGTTCACCATTAGCAATTACAATAGCTGCGAGGTAGTATGGAAAGAATAAACTTAGGCGAGTGGACACCAGACCAACCAGGTATCTCTGGTAGTTTGACAACGGCAACTAACGTAGTCCCACAACAAGTTGGCTATGGCCCATTTCCGGCAGCAGCAGTTTATTCTGCAGCAGCATCACAACCGCTATTAAGTTCTTTTGCAGGTATTTACGGTAGTTCATTGGTTCTATTTGCTGGCGGTGCTACAAAGCTATTTAAGTTTAACGATTTGACTACAGCATTAACTGACGTATCTAAAGCAGGTAGTTATACAGAAACTAACGGATGGGAATTTGCACAGTTTGGTAATGTTGTCATTGCTGCTAACAATCAAAACGTATTACAAGCATGGAACTTAAGTTCATCTACAGCATTTGCTGACTTATCTGCAAGCGCACCTATCGCTAAATTTGTTACAGTTGTTCGTGACTTTGTTGTAGCGGCTAACATTGGTGCTGGTGCAAGTCCAAGTAAAATTCAATGGTCAGACTTAAATGATGAAACAGACTGGACATCAGGCGCAACTAGCCAAGCAGATTACCAAGAGATGTCAGATGGTGGCAACATTACTGGATTAACTGGTGGTGAGTTTGGTTTAGTGTTGATGGAACGTGCTATTGCTCGTATGACATACTCTGGTTCACCTTATTTCTTCCAGTTTGACGTTATATCTAAAGGTTTAGGCTGTATTGAGTCTGGTTCTGTGACACAATATGGTAATACAACCTATTTCTTATCTGATAATGGCTTTTACGCTTGTAACGGGCAGACATTAGAGCCAATTGGTGCTGAGAAAGTAGACCGATTCTTCCTAGAAGACGCAGACCAAACAGCTTTAAGCCAAATGAGTGCTACAATTGACCCATTACGCAAGCTAGTGGTGTGGGAATATCGCGATAACAACCAAACAAGCGCACTACTTATCTACAATTGGCAAGTAAAACGCTGGTCTTACGCTGTTACTGATGCAGATTACCTATCAACAGCCACAACACCTGCATTGACGCTAGACGCATTAGACGTATTTGGTACAGTAGACAGTATTACAACGTCTTTTGACTCACGCGTTTGGGTTGGTGGTAAAGCAACATTGGCTGGCATACGCGGAAATAGTATAATTACCTTTACTGGTGGCAATACTGGTGCTGAAATCGCTACAGGTGACATTGAATTATCACAGAACTCTATGGTTGGCGTAATTAAGCCAATAGTAAACCAAGGTTCATGCAACGCACAGATAGCATCACGCAGAAGTCTTAACGATGACATCAATTACAGCGCAACAAGCGTACAAAATGCTGATGGTCGTTGCCCAGTTCGTTCTGCCGGTAGATTCCATCGCATTAAGCTATTACCTACAGGCGATTGGACAGCAGCAGTAGGCATGGACATAGAAGCAGCAACACAGGGCGGTAGATAATGGTTCAATTTGTCACATTACCACAGGGAGGTGCAGACCAACGGCAAGTTGCCGAGGTTGTCCGTGGTATAATGGATGGCAAGACAAATAACACAGGCTCTGTTACGTTAGCTACAGGTGGCGCATCAACTACAACGCTATATAACGAACGCATTGGCTACGATTCTGTCATTATCTTAGTGCCTAATAGCGCATCAGCATCTAACATTGCCGCACCTTATGGCGCATGGCAAGATAGCACAGACCAAGTAGCAACTAGCACAACAGATGCCTATCCAGTCACATTTAATACAATTGATTTTGAAAATGGCATAAGACTAGTAAGTAGTTCACGATTGACTGCTGATTATTCTGGTCTTTATAACATACAGTTTAGTTTGCAATTCGGAAACATGGATAACGCTACACAAGATGTAAGCGTATGGTTTCGTAAGAACGGTGTAGACATTCCTAAATCTAATAGCGACTTTGGTTTTGCGCCACGTAAAAATGCTACTGACCCATACCATATTATTGCTGCATTAAACTTTTTTGTAGAATTAGCTAAGAACGATTACGTTGAAATTGTATGGTCAACTACAAACGTGTTAGTGACAATGGATGCTAAACCTACTAGGACTAGCCCAACACGACCATCAACACCAAGTGCAATAGCAACAATGCAATATGTATCTGTTGATGGCTATACAACTAACATATTTACATCACCATACATAAGCAGTCAGACTAGAGGTAGTGCAGTAATTTCACACCCAGCCAATTCAACGGCAGGTTTAACTTATAAATATATTATAGTGGGCTAATGGAAGCTAAATTTATACCGCCAAACGAGTTAAGAGAATGGTGGGCATTTGCAAAAGAAGGTCTACAGGCTGTTTTAAATAAATCGCCTGAGGATTACATCCAAGAAGAAGTTTTTGTTGCTCTATGGCTTCAGAAATCAATGCTATGGGTATTCCTAGATGGTGAAAAGCCTGTAGGTTTTACTGTGCTAACACCAGAAGTAGATAATTTGTTTGTTTGGGCAGTATGGGGCAAAGAACCGCAAAGTCCAGAAGTAATTGCGGAGTGCTTTGAGATTATTAAAGGTATAGCCAAGCAGGGAAACGCAAAGAGTATTACGTTTGGTTCTCATCGTCTTGGATGGGAAAAACTAGCAAGAAAATTAGGATTTACACCTAGACAATGGGAATTAAGATTAGAGGATTAAGATTATGAGTTCAAAACCACAAAACGTCACACAAGTACAATCAATTGACCCAATGCTAAAGCCTTTTGTCAAGCAAGGTCTAGATAATGCTACTAGTTTATATAATCAGCAAACAGCAGTTGATGCACAAGGAAACTTAATTAATCCAGCGTATTATCCTGGTCAAACTTATGTAGGCGCATCAGACCCAACACAAGCTGCTTTGTTAGCGCAACGTAATCGTGCTATGCAAGGCAATATGCTTAATCCTACTGCTCAACAACAACAATTAAATACAATTAGCGGTGATTACCTAGCTGGTAACCCATTCTTTGGCGGTGCATTTAAAGGTGCAGCAGAACAGGCTACAAACGCGTATAATCAATCTGTAAATTCAGCATTGTCTAACGCATCACAAGCAGGTCGTTATGGTTCTGGCGCAATGAACACAGCATTAGGTGGCGCAGGTCAAACACTTGCGAACTCACTAGCTAACACAGCCGGCAATCTAGCGTATCAAAACTATGGCGCAGAACGCAGTATGCAACAGCAAGCAGCACAAAATGCACCATCACTAGCACAACAAGATTACTATGACATTAACCAACTAGCACAAGCTGGTCAAGGTTACGAAGGTTATTCACAACTAGCATTACAAGATGCGTTAAATCGCTGGAATGCAACACAAAATGCACCACAAAACGCATTAAATACATACATGGGCTACGTTAC